CCGTCGAAGGACGTCGAGGCCGAACTCGCGGCCATCGCTGGCGGGCTGATGTCGAGACGCGAGGCAGTGACGAGCCGAGGCGTCGATATCGAAGCGCTGGACCAGGAAATCGCCGCTGACAACGCGCGCCAGGAAACACTTGGCCTGACGTTCGACAGCAAACCAGCAAACAAAACCGAGAGGCCAAATGCCCCGACGCTCCAATGATAAGATGCTGACACGCGAAGTCGCGATCACCGCTTCCACCTGGAACGCGGAAGCTTGGACGTTCGAAGTCGTGCTTTCAGCCGGCGCGGCGGTTCAACGCCATGACAAGCGCGGCACCTTCGACGAAATTCTGGACGTGCGAGGCGCTGCCATTCCAGCGCAGTTGCCGCTCCTGGATTCGCACAACCGTTTCGAACTCGATGCCCGGCTTGGCACCGTTACAAACATTCGGCTGGACGGTGATCGGCTCGTCGGAACCGCCAAGCTTTCCAAGCACTCGCCACTTGCTCAGCGCATCGCAGCCGAGATCGCCGACGGCGACCGTTTCGGCGTGTCAATCGGCTACGACGTTCCGCCCGGCAAATGGGTCGAGCGAACCAATCCAACCACCAAACGCCGCGAGAAAGTGGCGACCAGCTTCAACCTGCTTGAGGCCAGCCTGGTCGCGATCCCCGCCGATCCGGCAGCAACAACACAAGGTAAAGAAATGCCAGGTGAAAACGAAAACGAGCATCAGACCCGCGCCCAGATCAACGCGGAAATCCGCTCGATCGCAAAGACGGCCGGTCTCGATCAAAAATGGATCGACACTCAGATCGATGCCTATGCCACGCTTGACCAGGTACGCGCCGCAGCTCTTGCGGAAATGCAGACCCGCAGCACCGCAAACACCATCCGCTCGACCGCCCATGTCGCCCAGGACAACAACGATCCGGTGAGCATCCGCTCAGCGATGTCCGACGCCTTGGCGCACCGCATTGCCCCTGCCACCTGCAAGCTTGAAGGCCGCGCGGTCGAATATCGCGGTTCGCGCATCCTCGACATGGTTGGCGAGTTGGCCGTAGCCGGTGGCGACCGGATCAACGTTCGCGACCAGGACCAGCTTTTGCAACGTGCCGTCGGCGCTCACTCAACCAGCGACTTTCCGCTTCTACTCGCTGACGCCGCAAACAAGGCGCTGCTTGCACAGTATCAGGTTGCCGCGCCGACCTATCGCAAATGGGCCGCACGCAAGCCGTTCGTTGACTTCAAGGATCACCAGTTCCTCCGCGTCGGCGACTTCCCGGCGTTCAAGGAAATCAACGAGGGCGGCGAGGTGAAGTACGGCACGATCAGCGAGAATGCCGAGAAGATCCGGGCCAAGGAATTTGGCACCGGCATCGCCATCGGCTGCCGCGCCCTGATCAATGACGACCTTTCAGCGCTGTCCGACTTCTCGTCCATGATCGCCACACGCGCCGCCGTTGACGAAAACCGCCTCGCGTATGGAGCGCTTGCCGCCAATGGCAGCCTGTCAGATGGCAAGGCGCTATTCCACGCCGATCACTTGAACCTCGCCGCATCTGGCACCGCCCTTGACGGAGCCAACGTCGGCATTGCTGTGGCAGCCCTTCGCGGACAGAAGTCGCTCGATGGATTGGCGCTGAACCTTCAGCCGGCATTCCTCGTCGTGGGTCCGCAACAGGAAGTCGCCGCCAGGCAGCTTCTCGCCGCAATTACCGCAACCAAATCCAGCGACGTCAATGTGTGGTCTGGCTTTGCGGAGCTGATCGTTGACGCCGAGATCACTGACAAACGGTGGTACGTCTTCACTGCGCCAGGCTCAGCCCCGGTAGTCGTTTACGGCTACGTAGCCGGGTCAGAAGGTCCGCAAATCCGGACTGAGCGCGATTTCGATACGCAGGCGGTCAAGGTCGCTGCAGGGCTCGACTTCGCTGCCGGCGTTATCGACTTCCGCGGCGCGTACCTAAATCCGGGTCTCTGAAGATGACCCACGCGGAACTCATGGAACAGCGTGACGCCTTGCTCAAGGCATTGGGCACTGGCGCACGCCGCGTCGAGTTCCGCGACCGCGTGGTCGAGTACCACAGCATCAACGCCATCCAGGACGCGATCAACCGAATTGATCGCGAGATCGCCGCCAATAGCGGTCGCCGCGTCCACACGTTCCTCCCCACATTTCAGAAAGGTCTATGACCATGAAGAACTTCATTCAGCCCGGCACGGTCGTCACCGTTCCTGCACCTGCCAACACGGCCTCCGGCTCCGGTGTTCTGGTCGGCTCGATCTTTGGCGTCGCTTGCTACGACGCCCTCAGCGGAGCCCCCCTTGAGATTGCGACCGAAGGCGTTTTCGAACTCGTAAAGCTGAGCGCCCAGGCATGGACTGTAGGTGCTCCCATCTATTGGGATGATACCAACAAGCAGTGCACGACTACAGCATCGGGCAACGCCAAGATCGGGCATGCCACTGAGGTTGCAGCCAACCCATCAGCCACGGGCCGCGTGCGCCTGAGCGTCTGATGGACACCATCTGGCCCGACATGATTGAGGCATTGATGCCCGCGCCTGATGAGGCTGTATGGCCCGACGAGGCGCGGGTCCTTCCCATGCACTTATGCTGCGGGGCGCTGCATCGCGGATTGTCTGGCAATTCAAAATCAATGCATGCTCGTTCGTACGTTGTGCGGTGTCAGGGCGTACCATCGGAGCCTCTTGAGGGCGATCATGCTGCTGACGACTGACGAGCTGGCGGCCCTTCTTGGCGTCTCGACCAGGCAGATTCAGCTTCTGGCAAAAGAGGGCGTGGCCAAGCGTGTCCGGAGCGGTAAGTACGACGCTGCTGTAACGATTCAGCGGATGCTGGAGCACTCCTCAGGCAAAGCCGCGGCTACAGACACAAAGGCCGAACTCGATCGGCAGCGAACGCAACTCGCTAAGGAACAGGCGGAAGCCCATCGCCTCAAGAACCAGATCCTTGCAGGCGACGTGGTTCCGAGAGACGCGGTTGAACGCGAATGGATCTCGATCATGCAGAAGGTGCGCAACGGCGTGCTGGCTGTAACCAGCCGGGTTCGCTTCCACCTTCCAAATCTGACTGCCGAAGATGGTCAGGTTATAGACCGGGAATTGAGGGAAGCGCTGACTGCGCTGGCGGGCGATGGACAGGCTTCGGGTTAATGCGCTTCGGGCGCTATTGCCGCCGCTTCGCCGTGATCTGTCGACCTTCATGGAGGAGGAGATCAGGTTGCCCGAAGGCGTTGCCGCAGTTCCTGGTCCGATCCGCCTCTACCCCTTTCAGAAAGGTATTGCTGACGCGATCAGCGACCCAACGATCGCCCGTGTCACTGTCCTGAAATCTGCCCGTGTCGGATATTCCACGCTGCTGATCGGGGCGATCGGACACTTCGCGGCGAATGACCCGGCTCCTATCCTTGTGGTGCTTCCGACAGAAGACGACGCCCGGCGGCTTGTGGTGGATGATCTGGAGCCGATCTTTGACGCCTCGCCAGCTTTGAAAGGCGCGCTTTCCGGCGACCTCATGGAACGTGACCGAAACACTATGCTGTCGCGCCGGTTCCCTGGCGGGTCTCTCAAGGCCATCGCAGCGCGGTCGCCTCGCAATCTCCGTGCCCATACGGCCCGCGTCCTGTTTCTTGATGAAGTGGACGGAATGGAAAGCGGCGCGGAAGGTTCGCCCATTGTGCTCGCCGAACGGCGGACACAGACATTTCCGGACCGCAAGATCGTGCTGGGATCAACGCCGGTATTTGAGGAAACGAGCCACGTCATTCGCGCCTGGCGCAACTCGGATCAGCGTATCTATGAGGTTCCCTGTCCAGACTGTGGCGATTTCCACGAGATCAAATGGTCCGACATCCGTTGGCCGGAAGGCGAACCGGAGCAAGCCTATTGGGCCTGCCCATCCTGTGGTTCTGCAGTTGACGAGAACCACAAAAACGCGATGGTTGGTGCGGGCCGCTGGCGTGCTACCCGGCCGGAGGTGAAAGGTCATGCCGGGTTCCGGCTGAACACGCTCATTTCGCCACTGGTCAACGCCAGATGGCCGGAGCTGATCAGGGAATTTCTGACGGCAAAGGACAGCCCGGAAGAGCTTCAGGCTTTCATGAATACCGTTTTGGCGGAAGGGTGGACCCAATCCGGCGAGGAGATTGACGACGCTGACTTGTTTGCACGAGCAGAGGCATTCACGCTCGAAAATATCCCTGCGCCAGTCCTTTGTTTGACGGCTGGTGTAGACGTTCAACGCGACCGGCTGGAGTTGTCCATTTATGGTTGGGATCGTGGAGCCAAAGCCTACGCTCTTGACCATCGCATGATCTGGGGATTGCCAACCGACAACGAGACCTGGCGCGAACTCGACGAGCTGCTGTCTGAACAGTTTGCCCATCCGCTCGGCGGGCACCTCGCGATCGAAGCCATGGCAATCGACAGCGGCGACGGCGAAACCATGGAACGGGTTTACGCCTTTGCCTTCCCGAGAGCCCGGCGCAAGGTTGTGGCGATCAAAGGTGCTTCGGGAACACGGCCCTACATCGAAAAGAGCCGGCAAAAGATCAAGGGCGGCGCGCTGTGGATCGTCGGCGTTGATG